CCGCCGCGGTGGACCCGAGGAGTCTGGCGCCGAGCCTGGTCCCGCCGAACTTGCCGCCGAGCCTGGTGTCGAGCAGCCTGCCGCGCGTACGGCTCAGGAAGCTCCCCTCGGCCTTCTTCTCATCCGCCGTCATCTGGCTGCCGGACCAGCCGCCCTTGCCCCCGTAGGCGCTGGCGCCCGGCCCCGCGACGGCAACCCACAGCGGATCAGTCGGGCGGTCGCCCTTGGCCCCGAACTTGCCGAACGCCTTGCCCACCGCCGACACACCACTGCTGGCGCCCTTGAACACCTTCGCGCCGATCACCAGCCCCGCCAGCGCCGTGAGCAGCGGCGCCGGAAGCGCCTTGATGATGCTGCCCGTGACGACGCTGAGCGGCTTGAAGACCGTGTAGAGCTGCGCCATCGAGTCCGCCAGCTTCTTGACGATCGGGAGCATCTTGTTCGTCGTGTCCATCGACTGCTTGAACCACTTGGCCACGCCCGCCGCGCCGCCCGGCTTCGCGAGGTTGTCCGCGATCTTCTTGAGGGACGCCGCCCACTTCGCGATCTCGCCGGTGCCCGTCTTCATCCCGGCGCCGATCAGCGAGCCGAGGATCCGTGCGACCTCCCACAGCAGCTTCCCCCACTCCTTGAAGGCGTTGGTCATGTCCCTGACCGTCTTCTGGCCCTTCGGCGATGCCGTCCACTTGTCGAACCGATCGGTGAACGCCGCGAAGCTCTTGCCGAAGTTGCCAAGGGTCGGCGAGATGTCCTTGAGGATGTTCGACAGGCCCTTGAGGAGATTGATGACCCCCTGCATCGTGCCGCCGATGTTGCGCCGGAAGATGCCGCCGAACCCGGAGATGAGCGGCTTGAGCGCGTCAGTGAGCGGCCCGATGTAACGGTGGACCGCCGATGCGACCGACGCCAGGTTCTTGTTCACCTCGGTCGACAGGAACCCGATGTTCTTGCGCAGCGCGCCCATCGCATCGGCGGCGATCTTGAAGAAGCTCGACCGGGCCGGGGCCGTCGCCTTGTCCCACTCCTTCTTGAACCCGGCGATGTTGCGCGCGAGCTGCGCCACGCCCGGATTGGCCTTCGCCAGCGCGTCCACCTGCTTCTGCGCCGCCTTGATCTGCCCCGGCTTCCCGGACGCGATGGCCTTGTTCAAGCTGGTCACGGCCTTCTCGTAGACGCCGAGCTGCTTGATCGCCGGTTTCGCGATCACCGCCACCGACCCGAGCCCGACCGCGAACGAGCCCAGGAGGCCGCCGCCGAGCAGCGCGCCGCCGCCGACCGCCCCGGCCAGGGATGTGCCGAGCGCGAGCACCGCCCCGCCCAGCGCGATGATCTGAGGCAGCAGCGTCGCGATCAGCGTCCCGAACATCGGGAGCGCCGTCGCGAACCCCTTCAGCCCGCCCAGCGCACCACCGAGCGCCTGGCTGAAGCCCTGGATGGCCGGGTGGGACTTGACCATCGAGCGGGTGAAGTTCTCGATGTGGTTCCGGACGTTCTTGAAGAACCCGAGGGTCTTCTCGCCCTCCTTGCCGACCTTCTTGAGCGCCTCAGCCTCCTTCTCCGCCGCCGTGGTGACGCTCTTGGTCTTCTGCTCGACGGTGCTCAGCACGTTGCCGTGCTGGTCGAGGATCTGCGTCGTCTTCGAGATCTGCTTGGACGCGTCGCCCATCGCGCCGCCGCTGCCCATCCCCTTCAGCGCCTTGTCGGTCCGCCTGGCCTGGTTCTCGATGTCCTTCAGCGGGCCGCTGGCCTTGTCAAGCAGGACGAATGCGGCCTCGATGCTTACCATCGGTTAGCGGCCCCCTCCGAGCGCCTTGACCGCCCGGCGTGCTGTCTGACCGCCAGCGAGCTTCGCGTCCTGGTCATACGCCGCCATCGCGCACCCGTACAGGAAGTGGCGCAGGCGACTCGGGTATTGCGGCGGGCGCGTCTCCTCGTTCGGACGCCCGAGCGGGCGATAGTCCTCGTCCAGCCCGTTGTAGGTCCGATACGGGTCCTCACCGCCATACCTCCAGGCCAGGAACAGGAGCCGCGCCTCCGCCCCGGCCTTGATCAGTTTTTTGCGCTCAGAGCGTCCCGCACGTCGTCGTCATCGAAGCCGGACAGCGCCATGATCTGCGTCGCGAGTTGGGCGATCAGGCCCGGCTTCTTCGCGAAGCGCTTGAGCAGGATCCCTTCGGGCGGCTTGGCCTGCTGCTCCGCAATGGCCTCGATGTCCGGCTCGACCGAGCCCGCGACGATGACCTTCAGGTTCCCGAGCTGGTCGACGGCCAGGTCGTCCTGGCGCCCGCGGCGGCGCATGGCCGACGTCTGGCGCTGGATGCGACGCAGAACGTCGCCGTCGATGGGCCGGACCGTCCAGGCGATCCAGTGCTCCCGGTCGCCCACGCCGACGTTCAGCTCGATCACGTGCGTCTGCTCGCCGTCCTCGTCGGGCTCCTCGGAGAGGAACCACTCCACCGCCGACGTCGCCTCGTTCTCCGAGACGGGCCGGTCGTTCGCCAGCGCGTCGAGTACCTCCGGGACGGGCCGATCCTCCTCCTGGCGGTCCTCGCGACCCCTCAGGGTCGTAGGTGGCGGCAGCGGCTGCGGCTGCTCGCGCTGCTCTCGCTGCCGCGGCTGCTGCGACGGCTGGACGCGGACGTCCTCTGCGACAGGTGCATCAGGCATGTGACTACTCCTTCGGGGCCGGTGGCCTCGCGACGGTTTGACGGATCAGCCATGGTGCGTCACCTCGCGGAGTGCTCGCCCAGCGGACTGTCGTTGCGGTGTGGGGTCGAAGTCGCGCTCGCCTTCAGACAGGCGGCAGTCGACCTCGATGTGCGACATCCTCGCGAGCAGCTCGCGCTGGCCGTGAGAGTTCTTCGTGACGAGATGGGCCTTCATCTCCAGCCAGGCCCGCTCGTAGTCGATGATCATCAGCTCAGCGAATCGAGCACCGAGACTGCGGGCTGGCCGGTGACCGGGTTGGTCTGCCCCTGGATGATCTCGTAGGACTCCAGCGGCTTCTCCGTCTCCCACCCGAAGCTGAACGACTTGTCGATCACGTCGTCGGTGATGTTGAACCCGAGCGGGAGGTCCCAGATGAGGCAGCCGTTGAACTGCCACACCTCGTAGCCCAGCGCGTCCGGGTCGTCCAGCCACACCTGCATCGAGAACGACCGCATCGAGCCCGCGACCGTCCCGCGCGCGGCGCGCCGGTCGGCCAGGTTCTGGCTCAGGTAGCCGTAGATGTACTTCTCCCAGTGCGTGTCGACCTTCTGCACCGAGAAGGTTCCCTCTCGCGTCTCCCGGCCCGGCTTGATGCCCATGCGGGTGGCGCCAACGAGCGGCATCTCGATCTTGGCGACCGTGATGGTCGCCGTGACGTTGGTGATCTCGGCCCGGATGTGACCGTCCATGATCACGTAGCCGTACATCCCGCTGACGCGGTATAGGCCCTCGCTTGATCCGATTGACATTGCTCACCGCCTCCTAGCTGATGTAGACGAGGTTGAAGATCTGCTCGACCGAGCGGCCGAACGCAATCCCGTACACCAGCGCGATGAACTCGTCGTCATCGCTCGGCGGAGGAATCGGGTCGATCCCCACGCTGAAGCCAGTCTGGATCACGCCCCGATCCGAGCGCGCCTGGATCACCTGGTGCGCGTAGCCCACGACGTACGCACGGGTCGCGTCGTTCACCTGCAACGAACCGATGGCATTCGACGTCGACCACTCGGTGATGTCCAGCTCGATGCCGTGCATGGTCCTGACGAACTTCGGGTTGCGGTAGATCAGGTACGGCTTGGACGAGTCGCCGCCGGTGTAGCAGGTGAGGCCCTTCTCGACCCGGATCGGCGACGCCTGGTTGGAGTCCTGGCCGAACACGACGACGCCGCCGTTGAAGCACGCGGTGACGTCGGCATCGGTCGGGAGCACCCCGGCAGTCGTATCGGCCAGCCGCGCGAACGTGAGGCTCATCGACTCGCCGCGCGCCGCGAGGATCCCCGCGATGCGTGGCGCGAGCTGCGAGGTCGACAGCGTCCCGAACTCGTTGTCCACGAGCGTGCCGACGCCGACGTTGACGATGTTCTCGCCGCCGCCACCCCCGCTCGCTGCCTCCAGCGTCTTGGAGCGCGCGATGGCCGTCGTCGCGGTGTCCGCCAGGGCCCCGCCGACCACCAGCATGAACCGGCGCCCGTTGAGGTTGGACGACTGGCACCACTGCTGCAACGAGGTCAGCGTCGTCGGGTCGATCAGGTCGAACGCGGCGAACAGCGAGAAGCGCGCGCTGGAGCAGACGGTGACCAGGTCCTGCCAGTCGGACTGCACAAGCGTCGCGCCGTCGTCGCCGCCGGTCAGCGGAGTCACCGTGTCCGGCGATACCGTGACCGCGATGGCCGTGCCGTCGGTCCCGAGCGTCGCTGAGACCCACGCCGAGGTGGCGTTGATCTGGTCGACCAGATCCTGGATGTCGGTCTTGGGGTACGCGTAGGTCTCGACGAACTGCCCGTTGACGTAGACCATGAAGTCGTTCTTCGTCACGTCCGGATCGGCGTGGTTCTTGTAGCCGATGACGTTGCCGAACGAGCCCGGGTACTTCGCCGTCAGCGTGAGCGCCGCCGTGGCGGTGGTGTTCTCGACGTCGACCTCCGCGGCCTTGCCGCCCGTGCCGAGAAGCCGGTAGACGAGCACCTCTCCGGCGCCGCCCCGGCCCTGGAGACCCTCGCCCTTGAAGGCCTGCTTGACCGCGCGGTAGCCCGGCGTGGTGGACGAGCCGAACTTGGACTGGAAGTCGCCCAGCGACACGGTCGGAACAACCGATCCGGCCGGACCCCAGTCGTGCACGATCCCGAGCAGGACAACCGAGCCGATGCTCGGGAGGATGGTCTCGGTGGGCTCCGCCGCCCAGTCGAAGTAGGCGCCGGGGCGAACCGGCCGCGCTTCCTTGGAGAAGACGCCAGGCATGTGTTACCCCTCCTCGTCGGGCTCGTCGACCTTGACTGGCTGGTTCAGCCACTCCTCGACCTTGGACTTCGCGGCCTCCGGCGTCATCATCTCGTCCAGATCGCCGCTCAGCGCACCCATGGCGGTGTGCGTCGGGTAGCCGAGGAACTCCGGGGCCCGGTCGACCAGTTGGCTGACCAGAACGTCTGACTGCGGAGCGCCCTCCTCAGTGGGCTTGGTCTGCTCTGTACTGGTCGTGGTGGCCTGCTGCTCGCTGCTGGCGGCTTCCGGCTCGGTGCCCTCAGCCTTAGATGCCCTGCTTCCGCGGTGTGATGTTTCCGGCATTTCGGTGCTCCTCTCTGTGAACCCCACAGACGGGCTGGCGCCGATACTAAGGCCGGATCAGGACGCCCCCACAGATGAGGTTGCGACGTTCACACCCCGCACCACCGGCGTCGCCGGACGCGTCTCGCCCAGCCGTCGCCACGCTAAGCGCACATCACAGACCACGGTCCACAGCGTGTTCTCGTCCGGGTCCGGGAACGGCTGCGTCGAGAGGTCGTTGACGCGCATGAACGCCCGCGGATACCACTCGCCCGCATCCCAACTCTTGACCCGGTAGTAGTTGTAGAGCGGCACGCGCAGCGGGCGCCCGTTCTCCACGCCGACGCGGAACGCGGTGTACAGCGCGTTCTCGACCTTCTGGGCGAACATCATCGCCTGGTCCGCGTCTCGCCCCTGCTCCGGGTAGGCGGCGATCACGAACGGCTGCACCATGTCGGCCAGCCAGCGTCCGCCGGTTAGCGGGTACGTCGTCCCGGCCACCTGCCAGACCCGGGCGAACGGGCGAGCGAACGCGCCCTCCTCGCGGGACAGGCGCACCTCCCACTCGTCCCCGAGCGCGACCGCCACGTAGCGCTTGAGGCTGCGCAGCGCGTCGATGTGGCTACGGCCCACGTCCATCTCGCTCACGGCAACACCACGCCCTTCATGGATTCGAGCACCTTGGCCTCCGCTGCCTTCTTGAACGTCTCCAGATCGGGCAGCATGATCTCATCGAGGAACCCCTCCACAGCACCAGCCGCCTTCTCCACCATGTGCGCGCCCTCACTACCCGGATGCCACACGTGGCGCGCATACCGCCGCCGCCCCGTGAGCGGGTCGATCCACGAGAGGAACTGGTTCGGCGGGTGCGGCTCGATCAGGTACTTCGTGTGATGCGGGCCGAACAGTCCCGTCCCGTAGTTGACGTAGGGCGCGTAGTCGACGTCGGTCGCGACCCGTGAGACGTACGCCATCTTGATGCCGTGCAGCTCGCGCGCGGTCTCCTTGCGATACCAGCTCGTCGCGAGGTTCCCCGTCTTGATCGGCGTCAACTCCGCGATCAGCGCATGTAGGCGGTCGCCGCCCGTGTCAGCCATCCGGCGCAGCGACTCGCGGACCGGCGCGTCATCGAACGCCGCGGGCAGGTCGGGCCCGATGTACTTCCCCTCGAACAGGGTGCCGACGTCGGGCGCCGCCATCTCAGGGCTCGACCGGAGTGAAGGGGTGCTCCTCGACGCGGGTGAGCGTCGCCATCCAGCCCAGCATCTTGCGCTTCTTGCGGATCGGCTCGCCATCGGACGTGATCTCGTACATCGCCCGGCCAAGCTCCTTGGAGTCGACCTCCAGCCTGTCTGACGCGTTGATCACCAGCAGGTTGCCGTCCTTGTCCTTCATCCCGCACATCATCTGCGCGGGCCGGGGCACGCGCTTGCGGCCCTGCTGCGTGTCGTCGGACTCCGGCGCCGCGTTCAGCGTCAGGCGGCACTTGAACCACGGCTGGTGGTAGGTCTCGAACTGCGTCGTGCCCTCGACCTTGGCGCCGGTCGGCGTATCGACCACCCGCCGAGCCCGGTCGACCAGAGCCGACTGGAGCGACATCTACGCGCCCCAGGTCATCGCATCCACGAGCAGGCTGCGCATCCCCGTCCCGTACGAGTACGGGTACAGCCCGTCGTAGTTGCCCCAGTCGACCTCCGTGGTCTCGATGGTCGGCACGCCCGCGAACGCCGACACGCCGCTGATCACGAGGCTCCAGTACTCCTGCATCTGCTGCGTGCAGAGCATCCAGATGTCGCGGTTCAGCCAGTCCATCGGGTTGACCTGCGGGATGCCCGTGGTGAGGCCCGTGTAGCGCGAGCGCCCCGGCTCGTGGCGCGTCTCGGAGTAGTTGCCCGCCGAGAAGCTCTGGATGTTCTCGTCGTTCGAGGTCTCGACCGTGTCCGCCTGCGAGTAGAAGCACGTCTGCTCGACCCGAAGCTGCGTCGCCTCCTGCGCGATGGG